TGACGCCGAGCGAGAGAAGAAACTGCTTGAAGCCGTCGTCAAAGATAAGAGCACAAAGAACCTAACTAACCAGACAACCGCATTTGCAGCCGCTGCGTTCCTAAGATCGTATGGATCGACGTTAGCGTTAGACGTTGCCTCTGCTAGATCAGCCATTACTAACAAGTTGATGGAGATAGCTAACTGCGGTGATACAAGGTATGAACTCAAAGCATTAGAACTGCTGGGTAAACATAGTGACATTGGACTGTTCACCGAACGTAGCGAGGTGACCATCAACTATAAGAACCCAGAAGACTTGGAAAATGCGATCAAGGAGCGTGTTAAACGCCTGTTGAACGCAGATGTGATCGATGTGACCCCGGTTGGGATGGACTTGGATGAGGAGTTTGGTATACCTGCTCCTGAACCTTCATTAGACGAGATACTTTCGGATGGCGGCGAAGGCGAGCGAGATTCTTGAGAATATATCCTTAAGGGATATACCGACTATTCTCCCCGCGTTGTCACCGGGGGAGCAAGAAAAGCTCTTGGCTGAGCTGGAGCACTTGCAGTCCCTGAAGACCCGAAAATTGGCGCAGGAAAGGTTCCTTGCGTTCGTTAAAGAGGCGTGGCCGACGTTCATTGCAGGGCGTCACCATGCAAAAATGGCTGAAGCGTTCGAGAGGGTAGCTAGGGGTGAGTGTAAAAGGCTCATCATTAACATGCCCCCTCGGCACACAAAGTCAGAGTTCGCCTCCTATCTTCTGCCCGCGTGGTTCTTGGGTAAATTCCCAAACAAGAAGATAATTCAGACCTCGCACACAGCAGAACTCGCGGTCGGGTTCGGGCGAAAAGTGCGGAACTTGGTCGATCAGGAGGTCTACACCAAAATATTTCCCGGTGTAGGGCTGCAACAAGACTCCAAAGCGGCTGGACGATGGGCTACAAACAAGGGCGGGGACTATTTCGCCATTGGTGTCGGCGGTGCGGTGACTGGTAAAGGTGCGGATTTGTTGATTATTGACGATCCACACTCGGAACAGGAGGCTGCGCTGGCCGAAATAAACCCGGAAATCTACGATAAGACCTACGAGTGGTACACATCTGGCCCTCGTCAGCGTCTGCAGCCGGGTGGAGCCATCGTCGTTGTCATGACGCGGTGGTCTAAGAAGGACCTGACGGCCCGTGTCCTCAAGGCAGAGGCGGAAAGGGGTGGAGATGACTGGGAAGTTATCGAGTTTCCGGCGATTTTGCCGTCCGAGAAGCCCCTTTGGCCGGAGTTTTGGTCCGAAAAGGAGTTATTAGCGCTCCGAGATGAGCTACCCTTTCCAAAATGGATGGCTCAGTACCAACAGAACCCGACATCTGACTCTACAGCCATAATTAAGCGTGATTGGTGGCAGATATGGGACTCTGAGAACCCTCCACACTGTGATTTCGTGCTGATGGCATGGGATACGGCCTTTGAGAAGTCAAATCGTGCTGACTATTCGGCGTTAACTACGTGGGGTGTGTTCTATCGGGACGACGATACGGGCGTACCACAGGCTAATATCATATTATTGAACGCCTTCAGGGAGCGGATGGAGTTTCCGAGGCTGAAACAGGTGGCGTTGGAGCAATACCACGACTGGGAGCCTGACTCGATAATCATCGAGAAGAAGGCTTCGGGTGCGCCACTGATATACGAGATGCGGGCGATGGGTATACCCGTGCAAGAGTTCACTCCTACAAAAGGGAACGACAAAATTACCCGACTAAATGCGGTAGCGGACATATTTGCCAGTGGCAGAGTGTGGGCACCCAACACACATTGGGCGGAAGAAGTCATTGAAGAAGTTGCAAGTTTTCCTTCAGGGGATCACGATGACTACGTTGACTCTACGTCGCTAGCCCTTATGCGGTTCCGGAAAGGTGGGTACATACGGACACTGCTAGATGAGGAAGATGACCCACCGATGTTCCGCCGACCGCACGCCGGATATTATTGAGGATTGAACAATGGCAATTGATAAGGCAGTAAACCAAGCCCCTATGGGCATCGATGACATGATGACTAAAGCCGCAAATATGGAGCCCGACATTGAGATCGAGATTGAAGATCCAGAGGAAGTTTCCATCAACGTCGGGGGATTGGAGATTGTTCTTGACCCGGACGATATGGAAGGCGACGGAGAGTTCGGAGCGAATCTCGCCGAGGAGATGGAAGAAGAACAGCTCGCAGCACTCGTCGGAGACTTGGTTGAAGACTTTGAAGAAGACCATAATTCACGCCGTGACTGGATGCAGACATATGTAGACGGTCTTGAGCTATTAGGTATGAAGGTAGAAGACCGTACGGAGCCTTGGCCCGGTGCATGCGGTGTCTACCACCCCCTCCTGTCTGAAGCGTTAGTTAAGTTTCAGTCTGAAACGATGATGGAGACATTCCCGGCACAGGGGCCGGTAAAGACGAAAGTCATTGGTAAGGAAACCCCAGAGAAGCTGGAGGTCTCTAGGCGCGTCAAGGATGACATGAATTATCAGTTAACAGAGAGGATGGTCGAGTATCGTCCCGAGCATGAGCGCATGCTGTGGGGCCTTGGTCTCTCTGGTAACGCATTTAAAAAGGTGTATTACGATCCCGGCATGGGGCGTCAGACATCGATCTATATCCCAGCGGAAGACGTTGTGGTGCCATACGGCGCGTCTAATATCGAGACCGCTGAGCGCGTAACACACGTTATGCGGAAAACCGCTAATGAAATCAAGAAGTTACAGGTAGCTGGCTTCTATCGCAACGTCGATCTGGACGACCCGGGCGATACATTAGATGATATCGAGAAGTCGATTGCAGAGAAGATGGGCTTCAGCGCGACATCTGATGACCGGCATAAAGTTCTCGAAATGCACGTTGACCTCGATCTACCCGGTTACGAGGATAAGGATGAAGACGGCGAGGCTACAGGTATTGCGTTACCGTACGTGGTTACTATTGAGAAGAACTCAGAAGTCATTCTCTCGATCCGTCGCAACTGGAATCAAGACGATAAGACACAGCAAAAACGCAACCATTTTGTTCATTATAGTTATGTGCCCGGTTTTGGCTTCTATGCTTTCGGTCTTATTCATCTGGTTGGTGCTTTCGCTAAGTCCGGCACCTCAATTATTAGACAGCTCGTCGATGCGGGTACCCTCTCAAACCTCCCCGGAGGGTTCAAGACCAAAGGACTACGAGTTAAAGGAGATGACACCCCCATCGCCCCGTCGGAGTTTCGTGATGTAGACGTTGCCTCTGGCACGATCCGCGACAACATCATGACGTTGCCGTACAAAGAGCCATCACAGGTTCTTGTTGGCTTGCTCGGTACTATTGTAGAAGAAGGCCGCCGGTTTGCTTCTGCTGCCGACATGAAGATCTCCGACATGTCTGGTCAGGCTCCTGTTGGTACTACGCTAGCAATTCTAGAGCGCACGCTGAAGATCATGTCAGCGGTCCAAGCACGCATCCATTACTCGATGAAGCAGGAACTCAAGCTCCTGAAGAACATTATTCGTGACTTTGCGGATGACGAGTATGGGTATGAGCCACGTACAGGCCAGCCAGCAGATCGCGCTCAAGACTACGATAGGGTGGAAGTTATTCCTGTTTCTGACCCAAATGCGGCAACAATGGCCCAAAAAGTTGTTCAGTACCAAGCGGTACTGCAAATGGCGCAGTCTGCACCACAGCTTTATGACATGCCGTACTTACACCGTCAGATGTTAGAAGTTTTAGGAATAAAGAACGCTGAAAAGCTGGTTCCAATGGAAGACGACCAGAAGCCGACTGATCCAGTGACAGAGAATATGAACCTGTTGCGCGGTAAGCCGGTCAAGGCGTTCTTGTATCAGGATCATGAGGCGCATATCGCTGTACACATGGCCGCAGCCCAAGATCCTAAGATGATGCAGATGCTGCAGCAGAGTCCTATGGCTAAGACGATAGGAGCAGCCTTCCAAGAGCATTTGGCTGAACACCTTGCTATGGCGTACCGCAAGCAGATCGAAGATGCCGCTGGCGTCCCTTATCCAACACCAGAGGACAAGATGGACGAGAACACAGAGCTGGAGATCTCGCGTCTTGCAGCCGCTGCAGCACAGCAGGTACTCGGCAAGAACCAAGCAGAGCAAGCCGCCAAGCAAGCGCAGCAAGCTCAACAAGACCCAATCGTCCAGATGCAACAACAAGAACTGCAGATCAAGCAAGCCGAGGCACAGCTCAAGGCTCAGAAGATGCAGGTCGAAGCTGCCGACAAGGCAGA